AGTAATTGATTTAATTACTTACTACTTGAAAGATGAACACAAAGCTCGTCAAACAATCGCGGGAGCTAGTATACAGAATAATAGTTCTTCAAGTCAACGTGACAACGTAGCGTTCCCAGACCATATTAAGAGAGTCTTGGATCTATATAAGAACTTTTAATGAGTAGTAATAAGCTAAAAGAAGCAACAAAGTTTGTTGTAAAGAGAGCAACGGAAAAAAAGAAAACAAAAAAGAAACAAAAAGATTCGCAAGCAAGATCCGATGCAGAAAAAGAAAAAGGGCAGATGTTTGTACTAAATAAAGAACATCAAGCAGCTCTAATTTTTAAAGCTTTTGGAATAAGATTATCTTTAACAGAAAGAAAAGAGTTGTTTGGTTTATTACATACATTTTTAACTACTAAAGAAAATAATTTAAGAATGTCAAAGGAAGATAAAGAAGCTGCTATACTTTTAAAACCTAAATTTAAAGAAAAACCTGGAGATATGGTTTATGTAATTTCAAATTTTGAAGCAGCAAAAAGACTAAAGTTTAAAACTAGAAATCCTGATGATGCTTCAAAAATACAAGCAAATTATTTGAATAATTTAGCAAGAAATACTCGACATATTACAGATAAAGAAATAAGTTCTTTGAGTCAGTTAGGGCATGGAGATAGAGGAATATCTGCATCCCAGTTTGGTATAGATAGAGCAATTTCAGAAGCAAAAGAAAAATTTGATTTATCAGATTCAGAAGTTTCACAATTAGTTACCATTGCAGAAAAACAAAGAATTAAGCATAAAATGAAAATTAACTATAGCCATGATCAAATATTTTCAGCGGGAGGTAGGTTTAAAAAAACTTTTAGATTTGTAGTTTCTTCACAAGATGGATTAAAAAATGAAAAAGATAGAGTACAAGAAGTATTAGCATTTACGGATACTTTAAAAGAAATGGAAGTACTGAGTCTAGAAACTAGCACCCTGGTTCCTACTGCGATAGGACAAGTAGTTTTACACAATTTAGCAAATAAAAAACGAAAGAACAAAAAAATAACAGGAAAAAGAAAAAGAAAAATAAAAGAAAGTGCAAGTGGTTCTTTAAATTATAAAAAAGAAGACAGTAGAGTTGTTGCTTATGCAGCTCAAAGAGGTTTATCTACTAAAGGTGTAAAGAAAAGACGTTCTAGTTCGGCAGGTAGCTCAGCTTTCAGTCCTTTAAGGCTTATAGGCTTAATAAATAAAGAATTACCAGATACAGTAAGAAAAAATATGCAGGCTCCTGGTTTAGAAAATCGCACAGGTAGATTTGCTGAAAGTGTAAAAATAACAGATGTTATACAGACACCAAAAGGTTTTCCAAGTTTTGGCTATACATATCAAAAAAATCCTTATCAAGTATTTGAGATGGGAAGAGGTCAAACTCCTTGGGCAAGCCCAGAAAGAGACCCACGACAAGTAATTGACAGATCTATAAGAGAAATTGCAGCTCAGTTTGCAATCGGTAGATTCTACACTAGGAGAGAGTGATGAGCAGAGCATATACAACACGACGTCTAGGTATTGTAGAAGGTCTCGTAAATAAATTAAAAGATATTGATGGAACAGGACAGTTCCTTACTAATTTAGAAGAAAACGTTTCACCACGTTTAAAGTTTTGGGATGAAGTAGAGGAATTTCCTGCTGTTCATCTTAATGCCGGCTCTGAGACAAGAGAGTATCAGGGCGGAGGATATAAGGATAGATTTCTATCTATTACACTAAGATGCTACGTTCAAGCAGAAGATGCAGTTGCCGCACTCGATGAGCTGCTAGAAGATGTTGAAACTGTAGTAGAAGAAAACTCTCGATTAAAGTATAAGGATCGCAATAATGTAGATCACTATACACAACAGATCACAGTCGTCAGTATTGATACTGACGAAGGTGTACTTGAACCTTTAGGCGTCGGAGAGATGCTAATAGAGGTTCGATACTAGAAAATGCAGGCACGAATAAAAATTCACGCCCTAGCCTTTTCAAGATAACATAGGAGATTAACTATGGCTGATACATTATATTTTAGCAGAGATACGAAAGTCTATGCCGCGATTGGTACAAACGTATGGGAAATTCCTGTACTTGATGGATTTTCATTCTCACAAGCAACAAATGCTTCAGAGATTACTCTGAACGAAATGTCTGACGGAAGCAACAACAGCCGTCGTGCAAGACAAATGTTTACTGACTCGTACGCACCTGCAGAGTGGAGTTTCTCTACTTATGTTCGTCCGTTCATGTCAGCAGGCAGTGGCGCAGGAGCCGCAGACAGTGCAGCAAAAGTTCACGCAGTAGAAGAAGTTCTATGGGCACAAATGGTTGGAGTAGGTACTTATGCTTCAAACACTTTCCCAGGATTAGACCACACTGCTGATAGCAACGCTTCACTTGATATTGCCTTCACAGGCTCTAACAAAACTACTTTAGGTACTATTGACTTATTCTTTGTAATGGGTGCTACTAGTGGTGGCGCTGAAACTGTTTACCATATTTCAGGATGTTGCGTAAATGAAGCCTCTTTGGACTTTGACATTGATGGAATCGCAACAATTAACTGGTCAGGTATGGGTAAACTCATTAAAGAAGCAGCAGATTCTGATCACTCTTTCCTTTCTGGTGGAGCAATTACTCCAACAGTTACAGAAGGAACCTTAGCAACTGATACAGGTAATTTCATTCGTAACCGTCTAACTTCTTTGACTCTGACAGGTTCAGATTCAGGCAACTTTAACGCAACCTACGATGTAGTACTGACTGGAGGTAACATTACTATCTCCAACAACATGACTTTTCTTACTCCAGAAGTTCTGGGTGTTGTGAACCAACCCTTAGGTCATGTAACCGGTACTCGTTCTGTTTCAGGTAACTTTACTTGTTACTTAAATGCTGAAGCAGGTTCAAGTGCAGAACTCTTTGAAGATATCATTGAGTCTACTACAACCATTACTAATCAGTTTGGTCTATTATTCAAAGTTGGTGGAACAGGAACTCCACGAATCCAACTGAATATGCCTAAGTGTCATTTAGAAGTACCAAGTCACAGCATTGATGATGTTATTTCATTAGAAACTAACTTCCACGCACTTCCAACCAATATTGAGAGTGCTGACGAAGTGGCGATCAAATATGTAGCTACCTAAAAATAATTCTTGACATACGAGGTCTTTTAGACTATACTATGAAATAGAAAATCGAAGCAGGGGTGATTTTTCACCCCTGTTTTGTTTACCCAGTAAAATAATAAAGGATATAACATGACAGATGCACCAATTTCATTAGCGAGTCTTATGACTCCTAGCAAAACTGTAACAATAGACTTTCCCGGCTACAAAGGCATGTCAGTAGATTTATGCTATCTAGCAAGAGAAGAGTTGGTAAAACTTCGAAAAAGATGTGTTACTACAAAATTTAATAAAAAAACTCGTCAACCAGAAGAAGATTTAGATGAAGAAAGATTCTTAGTAGAGTACTGTAAAGCAGTAATTAAGGGATGGAAAGGCTTAAAATATAAATACCTAGAAGAGCTTCTATTGGTGGATATTTCTGCTCTTGACCCTGAAGATGAGCTAGCTTTTACACAAGAAAACTCGGAACTGCTTATGAGAAATGCAAGCGATTTTGACACTTGGGTCACAGAAACTGTGAGTGATCTTGAAAATTTTACTGGGAACAAGTAGCTGAAATAAAAAAGCTACTTGAAAAGTATGCAAAACAATCAGATCAAATTGACTTAGATAAATATTTATCTATATGTGAGCAGTTAGGACAAGAGCCCGACCCCGATAAGATGCCGCTCGAGACTCCAGATTTTCCCTCTGAAGTCCAAGTGGCATTTTTTATATTTGGCTTTCTTGAAGATAACTGGGAAGGAATGTCAGGAACTTATTTAGGTAAAAAATGGAATAATCTAGAATATTTATTTCGTTTATATCAAGTACAGGAACAAACAACTATATTATATATTATGAAACTATGGGAGAACATTCTAGTAGAGTATAAGGCACAAAAAGCAGAAAAAAAGAAAAAAGCAGACGAGCGCAAGTCTGCGGGCGGTGGAAAAAATTTCACCCATAATGTGAAAGGCTAATGGCAAAAAATAAAGTTGAAATTGACGTAGAGGTAAAGAACAAAAAAGGTTCTTTCGAAAAAGTAGCTCTTAACTCAAAAAAAGCAGGAGACGGCTTGGATAAAGTCGCTAAAAATGCAAAAACAGCAGATCGTAATATTAAAGGCGCCGCACAAGCATCTGCAAATGGTACAAAAAACTTTTCTAAAATGTCTCAAGGTATGGGTGGATTGGTTGGTGTTTATGCTACTTTTGCTGCTCAAATGTTTGCACTTAGTGCTGCTTTTAACTTTTTAAAAGGAGCCGCTGATTTAGAAAATCTTAAAAAATCTCAAGTATCTTTTGCACAAACTGGAGGCTTAGCAATAAAGTCAATAACTACACAACTTCAAACAGCCTCAAAAGGTATGCTAGGATTTCAAGAGGCTGCTCAAGCAGCTGCAATGGGTGCCGCTAAAGGATTTTCTACTTCTCAATTAACTCAACTTACAGAAGGAGCTTTAAAAGCTTCGACAGCTTTAGGTAGAGGCTTTCAAGATACTTTTGATAGACTTTTAAGAGGTGTTTCAAAGGCAGAGCCGGAATTACTAGATGAATTAGGTATTACTCTTAGGTTAGAAACAGCAACGCAAGCGTACGCAACAGCTATAGGTAAGTCCAGAGAAGCTCTTACAGCCGCTGAAAGAAGTCAGGCAGTTTTTGTAGAAACAATGAGACAGTTAAATGATACTTTTGGAGATGTAAAAGCTCAAGGAAACCCTTTTGTACAATTAGGTAAGACTTTTGAAAAAATACAACAAGATATTACAGGCAAACTTCTTCCTGTAATTACTTCAATTGTAGATGTAATAAATGCAAATGCAAAAATAGCAGCAGCAGCTTTTGCAGCTTTAGGTTTAATGATTATTGCAAATATTTCTGGTCTTGTACCAACTCTTAAATCTGTTTTTACAAAAGTAAAAGATCAAGCAACTTCTACTGCTAGTGCCATGGCTAAACCTTTTAAAAAAATGGGCTCTATAGCAGGTAAGGGTATAGAAGCAGGACTTACTAAAGCTATAGAACAATTTGAAGTAGCAGAAAAAGCATTACAAGAAGCAGCAAAAGATGCAGGAAGTAAAGCAGCTGCAGGTGCAAAAACTATGGTAGCAGGAGGAGCCGGAAGTGCCACTCTTAATAAGTTAGCACTTGGAAAAGAAGTAACTCCTCAAGCTCTGGGTAAATTAAAAAAGGATTTAAAAAGAGTACAAAAGGAACTAGAAGAAACTGGAAGAACAAGTTCAAAAGCTTTTGCAGGTACTTCAGTAAAAGCAATAAAAGAAATGAGAGAGCAAGTTAATAAAATGGGCAAGACTTCTTTAACAACAGCTCAGAAAATAAAAAAAGCATTTGCAAAAGGAGTTGTAGGTGCAATTAATAAAACAAGAAGTGCCGTAGATACTCTAAAATCAGGTATGAAAAAAATGGGGGATGGGGTCGGTACTTTAGGCAACAAAATGAAGGGCGCAGGTAAATTAATGAGAGGAGCCTTTGGATGGATTACTCTTATATTAGTACTTATTAAAGCAATAGACGAACTTGCTAAAACTCCTATAACAGTGCTTGATGGGTTTAAAAAGTTTTTATCTGGTACAATTAAAATGGTACAAAGAGTACTTAATTTTATAATTTCTGGTATAAACGGATTACTTGATAATGCCGTAGCTAGAAAAGTTTTTGGCACAAAAAAAGGTGAAGATGTAATAGGAAAATTTACATTTGCAGATGATATTGATAAAAAACTTGACGATATAGAGTCAAGAGCTTTAACTGCAGTAGGTACTTCGAGAGAAGATTTACAAATGGTAGAGGATACTACTAGTTATTGGAGAGAAATGGAAGCAGCACATAATGCAGAATTAGATCGTATTAAACAGTTAAAAGCATCCTATAAAGATTTAGGACTAGAAATGGCTAGTATAGCAAAAGGTATTTCTGAGCAGTCAGATCCTGCAAAAAAAGGTATGCAAATTGCAACAGGTATAGGCACACTTCCTTTAGAAGGTGCCATGAGAAAGATTGCAGACGAAAAAGATCCTGTGTTTAGACAGGAGTTACAAGATGCTTTTGATGAAATGCTGGCAGGAGTAGATACAAGTCAATTTGGTTCTGCTTTTCAAGAAGCTTTAAAAGATCCTGAAGCAATGAAAGAGCTTCAAAGAACAGCACTAACATATACTAGTACTATGTCTGCAATAAAAAGTGAATTAAGAGATTTAGGACAAACATTCAATGCGTCTACTACCTTAGATGGAGCAAGATTATTAGTAGAAAAACTTCAAAATAATGAAAATGCGGCAAAAACAACAGCAGAGGCTTTAGGTATTACTACAGATGCTGCTACACAATTAGACGATGCTTTTGCAAAAGCAGGAGGCTTAGATGCTTTTGCATTAAAATTAAAAGGAATAAAAGACGAAGCAGACGCTATAAAACTCGAAAAGTTCGGTTTAGATGCACGAAGTGCACGCTCTGGACGACTCAGTGGAGGTTTTGCAAAACAAGAAGGATTAGATCTTGCAGCTTTAAAAGCAGAAAATACTTTAAGAGATAACGCAAATAAATTAGAAACAGCACGAGCACTTTCTATAGCTACAATGACCCCTATAGAAAAGAAAGCAAATGATGAAAAAATAGAACAACTAGAGAGAATGGTAGCTCTCAATGGAGTACAATTAATACAAGCTCAAGAAAATGCAGATCAAATCGTTCAACTAGGTAAAGGCATTGGAACGAGCTTAGAAAATAATATGGTATCAGCATTTGATGCATTAGTACAAGGAACTAAGTCAGCGAAAGAAGCTTTTGCCGATATGGCAAGATCTATACTAATTGATATAAGCAAAATGATTACAAAAATGCTTGTAATGAAAATACTACAAGATAGTTTAGGAGTTAGTAGTCTTGCAGGTTTCTTAGGTTTTGCAAAAGAGGGGGGAGTAATGAGCCCAAAAGGAATGGCTCCTGGATATGCAACAGGAGGAATTGCTAGAGGTTCTTCTCAGGGTTATCCCGCAATACTTCACGGCACAGAAGCAGTTGTTCCTTTACCAAACGGAAAATCTATTCCTGTAGAAATGAAAAGCAGCGGAAACGTTCAGAATAATGTTGTTGTAAACGTATCTACAGACGGCACTTCTCGAACCGAAAGCAGTTCAGGAATGGACGCAGATAGAATGGGTCGAGCAGTAGCAGCAGCAGTACAGGCAGAATTACAAAATCAAAAACGATCGGGCGGAATACTTAATCCGTATGGAGTAGCATAATGGCATTAGGATTTATTTACACAGGTAGTACGTACGCAACTCCTGACAAGACAATGACACGAGAGTCAAAGCCAAAAGTTTTAGTTTCTAAATTTGGAGATGGCTATGAACAACGAGTAGTAGATGGAATAAACTCTTTATCAGAAACTTACAGTTTACAATTTAAAACCAGAGAAAAAGAGTTTATAGACGATGTTGTGGTATTTCTTGACGCTCAAAAAGGTGTTACAAAGTTTGCTTTTAAAATACCTGAGTCAAATAGTGGTGGCGGAGAAAGAGAGATAAAAGTCGTATGCGATAGCTACAGTACTACATATGAGTATGATAATTTTTATAGTTTAGGAGTTAATTTAAGAAGAGTTTATGAAGCATGACAAATTTAATAGCAACAGATACACAAGGTCAAGAAATATCAAGCGGTTTAGTAGATCTATTTGAGCTTACTACCTCTTCTGGTACTTTTTACTTTCATCCCGGACTTAAAGAAGATTTAACAAATGTTCAATTTCGAGATAAAGAGAGTCCTAACACGGCAAGAACCTACGTAGCAATCCCTATGCTTTTAGATGGAGTGGAAATATCTTCTTCGGGAGCAGCAAATAGGCCAACTTTAACTATTGCAAATGTAACTTCGGATTTAAAAACAGCAGTAGGTATAACGGAGTATGATGAGTTAGTAGGACATACCTTAGTAAGAAGACAAACTTTTGAAAATTACTTAGTAGGAGGAAGTGATCCAGATCAGTCAAATCCTCCTATAGAATTAAATAGTGTAAGATATAAAATAGACAGAGTTTCGAGTCTTACAAATATTGCAGTTACATTTGAGTTAGCAGTTGTTTATGACTTAGAAGGTATTCAACTACCTCGTCGAGTAGTTGTAGGTAAGTTTTGTAGTTGGATGTATCAAGGACATGACTTAAAAAGTAATGGAGGGTGTGTTTGGAGCTCTCAAGGTGTGCTTAATACTCTAAGCTCTTCTGAGGCTACTATAACTCATAGTTTATTCTTTGATGAAGATGATACTCCTTTAATTCTTGCATCTTTACTAGTATCGAATTCAAGTACTTGGGCAGTTGGTCAAGCTTATACTCAGTCTAGTTATGTATTAGATGCGGGTAACTATTATCGTTGTGAAATAGCTCATACTTCTACGAATGCCAAAAGACCTAATCAAAATACTTCGGAATGGTTGAAGGTACGCTCATATACTGCACATAGTTCTTCTACAACTTATGCAGTAGGAGCCTTGGTACAAAAAAGTATAACTCTTTCGTCAGGAAAAACTTTAAACACTATATGGAAATCTTTAACCTCTGGAAATCTCGGAAACACTCCAAGTTTAACTTCTGGACACTGGGAAAGAGAAGAACTTTGCGGTAAAAAATTAAGCTCTTGCAAGTGCCGATTCCAAGCTAGAATGGTAAGTGAAGACTCCTCTTCTGTTCCTCAATCCGCAAAAGATTCGAGCAGAGTAATACCTTTTGGAGCCTTCCCAGGCAGTCACAGGTTCTAAATGCTAGAGTTTTTAGAAGAGTATAAACAACATTTTCAAGATTGTTACCCCAAAGAAGGTTGCGGAGTCTTAGGTATACAGCAAGGAAAGTTACATTGGTTTCCTTGTACAAATGTAGCAAAAAATGAAGAAGATTTTATAATTGACTCAAAAGAATATATTTCTATATCTCAAAGAGCAGATATAGTAGCTACAGTACATAGTCATCCAGATAGTAGTTGCAAACCAAGTGAGACTGATATAAAATACTGTAATGCAACAAGTTTAATTTACTATATATTTAGCTATCCCGAAATGGAGCTACATATACAAAAACCAGAAAAACAAGAAAAAAGTTTATATGGTAGAGATTACGAGTTTGGAGTAAATGATTGTTTTGAGGCGGCAAGAGATTATTATCTTTCAAAAGGGCTAGACATACCTAGCCGACCTCTTTTTGAAGATGATTGGTGGCAAAAAAACTTAAATTATTTTACAGAAGAATATATAAGTACTTGGAACTTTAAAAAAGTAGAAGGTGACATGAAACAAGGAGACTTTTTAGTTTTCACAATTAGAGCTTCGGTTGGTAATCATTGCGGAGTTTATTTAGGAGATGATATTTTTTATCATCATGCAGAGAATAGAATATCATGCAGAGAGAATTTATATCCTTTTTGGAAACAGTATATAACAGGAGTATATCGCTATGATGCGTAATGTATATTTACAAGGAGAACTTGGAGAAAAATTTGGAAATAAATTTTCTATGGAAGTCAATACTCATGCAGAAATTATTAAGTGTATAAATGCAAATCGTCCCGAATTTAAAAATTATCTTATAGAATGTGATAAAAATGACATAGGATTTACTATAGAATATCAGAATGAATTAGTTGGTGAAAATAATTTATTAGTTCCTTTAAAAGAAGGAGACGTTACTATTGCTATTGTTCCCGCCGGTTCTAAATCAGGTATTGGAAAAATAATCGCAGCAGCTTTCTTAGTATTTTTTGTTTTACCTGCAATGGGATTTTCTGCAACTTTTTCCCCTATGGCTGGAGGAGCTACAACAGGAGAAATGATCACAGCAGCCCTCGCTACCGGCAAAGGACAAGCAGTAGCTCTGCTAGCTACAAATCTAGCTTTATCTGGTATACAACAAATGATGGCACCAGATCCCGCAGTAGACAGTGATGCCCCCGAAAATTATTCTTTTAATGGAAATGCACAAAATATAAAACAAGGAGACCCTATTCCAATACTATACGGAGAGCTAAGAGTTCCTGGTAGACCCATAAGCATAGACGTAAGTAACACTACCCCACTATGGAATGGTGAACTCCCAGATGGAGTAGGTAATGTAGATGGAGTAGGAAATGATGACAGTGGTTCAGAAACTAAACAGACAGTAATGGAGCTATAGGAGATAATAATGGCAGCAGGAAACGGAACAGGAAACTCAGGAAGTACTACAGGTGTAGATATTCCTATTTCTATGAATAGTAATGACAGTCAAACTCTTAGAGTCACAGATTTAATATCGGAAGGACCTATTTATGGACTAGTAGGAGGGGCTTCTTCTGTATTTTTAAATAATGATAGAATGATAGAACCTTCTGTTTCTTCCGAAAGTTTATCAAGAGGTCCAGTTACTATTACTTTAACAAATAACTCTACTACTGCAACAATAAATAATTCTCAAAGTACAGAACCAGTAACAATGAATGCAGAAGCCGGAGGTACTACTAATTTAATAATAAGAAAAGGTACCGGAGTTGCAAATGTAACAGTAGATTACTATCATAAATATAAAAATAGACTTACAACTTCTTCTGCTTTTTTCACTTCTGGTATGATTACTTCTGCAACTCGAGTAGGTAATGTAGTAGATATAGTCCCTGCAAGACTTCGAGCTATTCCCGGCACCTCAACAACTCCTGACGGTATTGCTATAGAAGGTTTTTTGTGGAAAAGAGAATCGGACACTATTGCATTGTGGAGAACAGGTACTTATAATGATTATAGCAACTCAACTTCTTTAACAGGCTCTTATAGTTTAGAACTTGATGATATAGTTAATGTTCAATCTGTAAATGGCACCACAATCACACTAGGGTCTAATTGGACAGGAACTTCTGGAACTTATTTTTTTGATAAACTGGGCACATTAAATATGGACTCTACTCTCGAAGAGTCTAGATTCTCTCAAAGAGTAGAGGGAGCTTCTGTAAGCTTTAGGACAGGTACTTTAATGCAATCTCCTATGAGTGGCGCAGGAAGTACAGCAATTTCGACAGCCATTAGTCTTAGTTTAGAGCAGACAGATGGATATGGTTCAGGAACTCAACCTGCAAGAGAGTTATTAGGAAGCGGAAATATAGGATTAAGCGCAGCTCAGTTAGAAGAAGTAGACAAGATAAAGTTTAGAATAACATATCCTAACGGATTCAAAGCAATCGGAGGAAAAGGAGGGGATAATAGAACTTACATAAGATATAAAATAGAAATAGCAATAAAACAAGAAGCATCTTCTTCTTTCGGAAGTTACATTGTTGTGAGACCTGCTTTAGTTCATAGCGGAAATTATTCAAATTCTAGAACTTTTGAGCACACTTTAGGGTTAGAAAGATTTCGTCCTTTTGCAGATTTTAAAATTAGAATCTCTCGTTTAGATACTCATGAAAATCCTGGGTATGATGATGTGGGGAATGTTGCAAAAAGTGATTGGACAAATTTAACCACCGGAGGAATTACTGGTACAACTGCTATTTTAAATGAAAAATTAAATCATCCTTATACTGCACTTGCTGAAACTACTTTTAGTACAAAAGAGTTTGCAGATTTACCTCAACGAACTTATCATCTAAGAGGCAAATTAATAAGAGTTCCTTCGAATTATGTTACAAGAGAAGAAAGCGCTACAGGCGTTGCAAATTATAATAGAAATGTTACAAGCGGAGCGGTAGAAAATACGTATCAAGACTGGAATGGATCTTTCAGAACAGAATTAACTTACACAAATAATCCTGCTTGGATTTATTTTGATATACTTACAAATAATAGGTACGGACTTGGAGATTTTATAGAAGATATAGAAATTGATAAGTATTCTTTATATAGAATTGCGAGATATTGTGATGAGTTAGTAAGTGATGGCAAAGGAGGTTTAGAGCCTCGTTATACTTTAAATACTTACATGACCAAGCAAGCTGATTCTTATAAAGTATTGAAAGACTTAGCTACAAACTTTTTAGGTTTATTATACTTTTTAGACGGTAAGATTTTTCCAACTATTGATGCTCCAGCGTCTCCTGTATATAATTTTACAAAAGCGAATGTTATTGATGGATCTTTTAGCTATGAAACTACAGGCTCAAAAACTAGAATTAATCAAGTAGTAGTAAGTTGGAACAATGCAGATAACAATTATGCTCTTCAACCTTTAATAGTAGAAGATAAAAGAGAGATTGCAAAAACCCAACGAATAATTACACAAGAAGCTGTAGCTTATGGATGTACTTCAGAAGCACAAGCTACGCGATATGGTAAGTGGAAATTATGGACTGCAGCAAACCAAAGAGAAATAGTGAGTTTCTCTACTGGTATTAATGGAAGCTATATAACTCCAGGAGATATAATAAACGTACAAGATTCTGATAGAAATGCCACAAGATATGGAGGTAGAATAAGTAATACAGGATCTATTTCAGTAACTACAATTCCTTTAGACTCAAGCGTTAGTCTTATTTCTGGCTCAACATATGATTTAAGTGTAGTATTTATAAAACCTTCTGCATTTGCTCTTGAAGATATGACAGTTAACAGCGTTAATTATGTCGCGGGAGATTTAATTACGCAAGCATTTATAGATTCTAATAATAATGGAACATATACTCTACAAGATATAGACAGTGAAGAAGATGCTGCAAATGCAAAAGGTAGTGCAACTGCAACAACTTCTTTAAGTTTAGAATGGAAAGATAACATAAGAACCGAAACACGAGCAGTTCAAAATTCTTCTGGTGTTCGAACTTCTTTAAGTGTTTCTCCTCAATTTAGTAGTGCGCCAACTGCGGAACATATGTGGGTACTTACTGAAAATAGAAGTGGACTAACTGTAGCCGGCTCAGCAAAAGAGTATAGAGTTCTAGGAATTGCACAAACAAATAAAAATGAATATGATATTACAGCTGTAGAGCATTATGACTCTAAATATTCTTCTATAGACGAAGATTTTACAACCTATGTTCCAGAAGCTTTAGCACCTGTTGTTACACCTACTGAGATTGTTCCTCCAGTTACAGGATTGGCGGCAACAATAGGACCTCGAGAAGAAGGATCAATCGGTGATAGCATTGTAGTAAGTTGGGTTGCTCCTGCAGGAAAAACTTATACTGTAGGAGCCTCTGGAGGAGGAACAACTTCGGAAACAATAAATTCAGAATACGAACACTTACATGGATATTTTATAGAACATAATTTTTCTAACTATGAAAACCCTCTTCGAGTAGATAAAAACTCTACAATACTAACTTTTAAAAATATACCTCAAGGTACTTACAGTGTCTCTATTAGAGTTCTAAATATTTTAGAAAATAAATCAGTACCTAAAACAATTAATGTAACTTCTACAGATAGATTTGTAGATAACCTTAATAGAATGCCTTTAGGTCTTCCTTATGGGGGCTTATGCAGTACTGTAACTACTTTAAATTCATCTGGTTTATTTAGTTTTGACGATAATGTTTATGGATTTAAACCTTTACAGTTAAATAGCGCACGATTAGGAAATACAAGTACCAATACTAATACCTACCAATTAAGTATTAGTGGTATGCCTACTATAACATGGGCAGCTCAATCTGAACCAGGTACCTTTATTCATGAACATCATTATATGATTATGAGAGCAGATGTTACCTCAAACATGTTAAAACTTTTGAAATATAATAAGAGCCCTTCTCATGGAGTTCCTTATTGGTTTGATGCAGGAAACGGTAGTGAAACTACGGGTTTAACAAGTATAACAGGTAGTTTATTAGGTTCTTCAGAAGGGATAGTTACAGGTTCAGGAACAGCATTTACCACAGAACTACAAGTAGGAGCCGTCTTAGTAGTTGGATCAGACGCGGCTAGAGTATCAAGTATTAAGAGTAATACTATATTATATATAGATAGAGCTATGACTATTCCGAATAATTCTAGTGCTTCTACAAATAATTATCATTTTGATTTTACGAACGATACAATTATATCTAGAGTTTATAAAGAAACTAATGCAGGATATCAGATGGTTTCTTTCTTATCTTTAGATACAACGCTCTCCCCACAACTTGGTATAACAAGACTATTATACGCTCTTGTTACAAATAATGGAAGTGCGCCTTCAGTAAATTCAAATGCGGGTACTTTTGCAGACCCTGCCGCAGGTGCAGCTACGGGCTGGCAACTTAGTGTGCCTACAACAACAAATAATGGAGATTTAATTTATGCCATTACGAGAGTACTTACTAGCGATGGAAAAGCTCCGCAAGACGCAGCTTGGTCAGCTCCATTTGTATATGCTAGTAGACAAGATGGTGAAAGAGGTGCGGGAAGATGGCATATCTCTGTTTCTTCATTACCAACCACTTCGGGTGCTGCAAATACAGCTTGGAATACTGGTTCCGGAAACCAACCATCAACAGCAGTTGTAGGAGATCAAGCATTCTTTTACACAGGTACACTCGCGAGTCCAACAGCACAGAAAGTTTGGATTTATGCAGGATCAAGTAACTGGACAGAACAAACAGAAGTTATAGATGGTGATTTACTAGTACAAGGAACTGTTACTGCGGATAGAATGAATGTAACAACTTTATCTTCAATAACAGCAGATATAGGAAGTATTACAGCAGGTACAGTAAAAGGTGGAAGTATTCCAGATGCAAATACAGCTCCTTCAGGTTCCGAAGCGGGTGCTTTTATGGATCTTACAAATGGAAAGATGGTCTTTGGAAAAGCAGATAAACATATTCTTTTTGATGGAACAAATTTACAACTCTCTGGAGTTATTATTGATGAAACTTCTGTTGTAAACTCAACAGCAGGTGTTATTTTGCAGGAAGATGGTACTCAAGAAGCTACTACAGCAACAACACTCAATTTTACAACTGGATTAAATGTTGCAGTTACAGGCTCGGCACCTACTCAAACAGCAACAATTAGTTTAGACTCTGGATTTGCAACTTTAAATGGCTCAACTTTTACAGGAAGCGTACTTTTACCCGATCAAACCAGTATCTTACCAACTGTTTCAAGTGAAAACTATGTAGCAGGCACAGGAAATAATAATCTTGCAGCAACAACAAGATATGTAGAAGCTGCAATTTCAAGTTTAGTAAATGGTGCTCCTGGTACATTAAATACTCTAAATGAACTTGCCGAAGGATTAAATGACGATGATGATGCTGTTGCAACAATCAATACTGCACTTACAAATAGATTAAGAGTAGACACTAGTTCACAAAATCTAAGTTCTACACAAAAAGCAAATGCTCTTACAAATTTAGGAATTTCTGCGGGTTCAGGAGTAACAAGCGTGTCAGGCACTTCACCTATATCTGTAACAAGTGGCGCAACCCCAACAGTATCAATTAGTGCGGCAACCGCAAGTGCGGCAGGAAGCTTAAGTGCTAGTGATAAAACACAACTTGATAATTTAAGTACAAATTTATCAGCAAAAGCAAATCTAGCTAGTCCAACATTTACAGGAACTGTAGCGGGTATTAGTAAATCTATGGTTGGTCTTGGAAGCGTAGACAATACTTCTGATGCAAATAAGCCTGTATCAACTGCGCAGCAAACAGCATTAAATGCAAAAGCAAGTTTATCAGGAGCAACATTTAGTGGTGCTATTGCAATGGGTACTAATAAAATTACTGGTCTTGGTACTCCAACATCTACGACTGATGCAGCTACAAAAGCTTATGTAGACTCTACTTCTTCAAGTGCCGCAGGCGGAGCTTCGGGAACTACATATACAGTAAGTATACCTTCGAGCACTACAAAACTAAGACTATCAGGTAGTGATAGTACAACTGATGATATTGAATTTGTAGGAAGTGGGGCAAC